ATATTTTAGAAAAAGGTAGATGTTAATATGTTTAGTTATTATTATTATCTTAATTATAATAATCTCTATATTGATATATTTTTTAATAGTAAAACAACCAAAGACAAAATTATTGGAGTATGAAAAAGAATTAATACTATTTACCATTAAAATGTATCTTGATTATGGGGAACAACTAGATATTTTTCCTGATGAAAAATCGAAAAATAAATTAATTAAAGCATTAAATAAACTTAATGATAAAATAAAAGAATTAAAATAAAATACCAACTACATCCTCTTTAGCAGGAACTGCAGTGATTCTTTTAAAATACGGAACAAATCCACCTATTGTTTTATTTGTTTCATCGTTAACTAAATTAGCGTTTTCAACTTCATAATATCTATTTTTATTTCCGCTTATATTGTATTCAACGATGTCACCTCTATTGATTTCTGTTTCATTTTCTTCGAGTTCTTTTAAATAGATACCGAACACTAAATTGCCACTATCATCTCTAGCTAACCCACTAGGACTACCTCCATAATATTCTTGTTTTGAATCTTCTATTTTAGGCATAACTCGTAACTTAACAGGTGGTAAGTATTTTCTATCTTGCGGTTTTGCTTGACCGTATAGTTGATGTACTTTCGTTTCAATTATGTTAATTCTATATAGATTAATATAATGCACTGAGTCAGAGGTTAAATAATGTTGACCATATGCAATTTCTAAATCAATTGATTCCTGTGACAAGAATAATCCAAACCTATCTTCGTTTAAATTAATATCATTTTTATTTTTTTTCATTATATTAAAGTATATCCATCTGATTCTAATTTATTTATATCGTTTATATAGTTTTTAAATTGTCTATCAATTGCACTATCGGGAACATTTGAGCGGTTAATGTTATTAGTAATATCACTTTTTATTCTAGATTTAGCAATTTCAGGTGTACAATAAAAAACTTTAGCACATGCTTCAAATTTATTAATTACCTTTAATTTTAAAATATTTAAAAGAGCTTTTCTTTCGGTTGATTTTAAATTTGTTGCATCTAAAACAACGTTTTTGATACCAGCATTTAATGCTAATATTATTGATTCGTTTACAATTTCAAATACTTCTTTATTTTTTGTTTGATTTGATATATCGCCAGTGATAAAATATCTAATATTATCAGGTGATACAATAGTATATTCATCTTTATTTAAAGTGTTTACATATTTTGATTTACCACTTCCAGAAATTCCAACAGTTAATATTAATTTTTTCATTTTTTTTTTATTATAATATACGATATTTTTTTTAAAATGTTACATAGATTAATTATATTGGAATAATTGGAGTTTTAAATGGTTGATATTGTAAATGTTTATTTACATTTTCAGCGATTTTTGCTCTTTCTTCCGTTAATGTTACCTGTGCTAATTTTTCAAGTTGTTCTTTTATTTGTGTTTCTGTTGTTTCTTTTAATTTTTCACCTTCATCTAATAAATGTCTATAATCCATTTGTAATTGTTTATCTGCCACACCTAAATCACCACTAAAAAATCCTCTAATTCCGCCAATTACTATTTTTACTTTAGCAATTAATAAATTACGAATTTGTTGTTTTGCAATATCATTCAATTTTGTCCATTGTAATGTATTAAATTTAGGGTCAGATGGTAATAATACCACATCTTTATTATCCTTTAAACATTGTTTTCTTGATGTTCCGCTATTAATTGTGTCATAGTACCAATACCATACTTTTCTACCTGCATAATGTTTTCCCCATGTACCTGCAATTTCATTACGACCACCAGGTATTGGATATAAATGCAACATTTTTTCACCCGTTTCAAGTCCTGTTATTTTATATGTTAACGTTGATTGTAGAACACGTTGTTTCATTCTACGGTCTTGTGCAGATAATAAAGTTGAATATGTTGGCTGTACATACATAGCAGGTCTTCCTAAATATGACCAACCCATCATTCCTGGTGACCATGCATTTAAGGCAAATGGGTCAACTAACCCCATATCGATTTCAGGTGGTGTTTCCCATAAAACTTCATTAACTTCTCTACCTGCAGGTATTATATAATGCTGTGTATTTGCCTCAGTTATAATAAAATCTCTTTTTAATTCCCACCCATATTCAGCTGGTGCATTTGTACCAAGACCGACTTGTTTAGAATATGAATATGTAAAGGATTCCATATATTTGTTTGTTTTACTTGTAAATAATGATATAAATTCACTATCTTCTACATTCATTCCTTCCAATCCAACCCATTGTTGATGCATTAACCAATTATTTATTAAAGAGGAATAATCCTCAACAACCATTTCAAAATATGAATTCATCATTTCATCTTTAATTTCAAATGGTCTTAATGGATAACCTAATTCATGCATTACATGAGTATATAGTCTATTTCTTTCTTTTACTGATATGTCCATTTTAAATTTTTTATATAAATACTTTTATTAAATAATTATAGAAAAAAATATTGACAATCTAATAAATATTTAGTATTTTTGTTTTCTTAAAATTTATTAACTAAACATTATAATATGTATAATATCGAATATGAAATCATCTTAGACCAGAATAATAGACCTATTGTTGGTATGTCTGATGAAAATATAAGTAAAACTGAAAATATTTTTTGTATACTAGAACTTGCAAAATTTTATATTGAAAATTCTTTACTAAATATTAATCAAAATATGAATGAAGATGAATTAAATATTAGTTCAAGTATTATTAGATTTTTCGAAGATGTTACCGAAGAAATGAGTAATGTTACGCTTGATTATATGAAACTTAACGGTGAAATTGATATGTTAAATAATAAAGACTATCATATCAAAGTAGATACTATTGAAAAACTTGAAAAAATAAATAAACCTGTTGTATATGATAGTAAAATATATAATATTACACCAAAGTTAAAAGCGTTAGTTTTAGAAAATAACTCAATATATAATTATATTGATACACAAGATAATAAATCTATTTGGAAATGTATAACTAATAATCAAGGAGAGTAATGAAACATAAGCCAACCGCAGAACAAAAAAGATTATTTACCTTTGTTGAAAAACGTGATGAAAATATTTTAATTAAAGCACTTGCAGGAAGCGGTAAAACTAGTTCAATCATTGAGGCCGCAACTCTATTGCCAAAAGAAAAATCAAAATTATTTCTAGCATTTAATAAACATATTCAAGAAGAATTAAAAGAAAAACTTCCACAAGATATGAAATGCTTTACTACATATGGTATTGGAAATGCTTCTATTAGAAGAAAATATGGTGATGATATTAAATTTAATGAATTTAAAATCGATAATATAATTAAATCTAAATCAAAAAATTGGGAACTCGATGTTGAATTCGATAATAATGATGAATTAATATCTACCTATTTAAGTAATATAAAAAAATTAGTGGATTTATGTAGATTAACATTAACTTTAAAACCTGACTATGTTCCTTATATTGCAGAACGATTTGATATTTACCTAAAATCAAAAAAAGATATTAAAAGAGTTCTGAAAATTCTAGATGAAGCAACTAACGATAGAACTCAGTATGATTATACTGATATGGTATATTTACCATCAATTGATAGCTCCCTATGGATGTATCAATATGATTATGTGTTTGTTGATGAAATACAAGATTTAAATAGATGCCAAATTAAAATCTTAGAAAAATGTATTAAAAGAGATAGAAAAACTGGTAAAATTAAAGGTAGATTAATTTCAGTGGGGGACGCATTCCAAAATATTTACGGCTTTAACGGAAGCGGAGATAATTCATTTGAATGGTTCGAAAAATTTGAAAATACTGCAATTTTACCATTAACAACATCATTTAGATGCTCAAAAAATGTAATAAGAAAAGCACAAGAAATTGTACCTGAAATTAAAGCATTGGACTCTGCCCCTGATGGAATGGTTAGAGAAGGAAATGTATTAGAAGAAGCACGTGGTGGTGACTTTGTATTATGTCGAACAACTATGCCGTTAGTTCAACTTTTTTTTCAATTTTTATCACAAAATAAAAAAGCAATTATTAAAGGTTCTGATATTGGCGTACACTTAATTGAGTTAGTAGGAAAAGTTAAAACAATTCCTGAACTACATTCACATTGGAGTAAAGAATTATTGTTATTTAGAAATAGACTTGTATCAGAAGGTATTTTAAATCCTAATGAACATACAGGATATACTACATTAGAAGATAAAGTAAATACACTTATTTTTTTATCAACATACGCAAATGATATTGAAGATTTAAAACTTAAAATAAAAGCTATTTTTACTGATGATATTGATGGTATTTGTTTAAGTACTGTACATAAAGTAAAAGGACTTGAAGCTGATAGAGTTTTTATTGTTAGACCCGATTTATTACCAATGACTACAGTTACTAAAGGATGGCAGGTTCAACAAGAAAAAAACTTAGAATATGTTGCTATTACTAGAGCTCGTATGGAATTAATATATGACTATAAATGGATTAACGATAACGTATAAAATTTAAATAATATAAAACATGAAAAATTGGTATATAAAATTATTAGAAGATAATCAAAAAACAAAAAAAAGAATAAAAATTGAATTTATCCCATTGTTAAATTCTATTAAATTAACAGGACAATATAAATTTAATGAAGAATGGTATGACTTTACAACACAGCAAATTCCTTCTGACTTTACTCCTGAAAATTTAAATAATATTATTATTCAAATTAATAATGAAATGAATCTAAAAATTGATAAATATAATGATTTAAATGAAGCATTTAAACTTATTGAAACTATTGAAATTAAATAAATATTTTCTGTATTTATATAGAAACAATTAATTTAATGAATATTAATAGAATTATTTCGGATGTTATTAATGAATTCGTAGTTTCTAATAACCCTTCTGATTATGCTGGTAATAATCTTGCTCCTGGCAAAGAAGATAATGACCCAATGTATGATGTTAGTAATATGTTTCCTGATATGTACACTGATAATGCATATAAATATTATAGCGGATATGGTTTAGATGATGCTGCAGTTATAAATCAAATTAAATATGTTCATAATAAACCAAATAGATTAATTAAAATTTATCGTGCAGTACCATATATAAATAAAGATATTGATACTAATATAAATAAACTAAACGAATTAATTAGGTTTTATTATAAGTACCGTTTTTTTCCGTTAGAAAATAAATTAACATCTAATTTACAAGACGATGTTTGGAATGAAAATCCAAAACTTAGTTATGATGAAATGCAATTGGGTGTATTAAATGAAATAAGAAAAATGATACAAGATTTAGCTTCAAAAAAAGAAAAATCTTTTAAAATTAATAACGGGGATTGGGTGACCACATCTAAATTATACGCAAAACAACATGGTGAAAGTAATCTATATAATAACTATAAAATATTAACTAAAACAGTTAAAGTCTCTCAGCTATATACTGACGGTAATTCCATCTTTGAATGGGGATACGTTGCTTAATTTAAATCTTATATGAAAATAAATAAAATTATTCGTGAATGTATTAATGAAAATAAAAACATTAATAAAAAACAACTCAGATTGATTAATGAAAATGAGTTTTCAAATAAAACAATTATTAATGTCGATATTCAACCTGAATATCAAAATTGGATATCTTTCAACTTAAATAATTGGGTCAATTTTATTAATCAAAACGGTGAACAGAATAATATTGTATTTCTATATAATGGGGCGGATACAATGGGTATGGTTGAAGAATATGAATTTCAAAATTGGTTAATTGAATTAGGAATAGATGAAAATATTATAGAAAATGCCACATTTTATGATAAAGGCTACGCATTTTTTAGATATTGCATGGATAACTCAATCGATGAAGATAATATTGTTGATTTGGTTAAATATATGGTAAAACATAGTATTACTGATAGTCGTGAAATTGATAATGAAATGTGGGATAATTTTATGAGTGAAACTAATCATACACTACAAGATGTTAGAGAATTATTAGAAAATGCTGATGATATGATAAATATTCCAGATTTAATGGATTTTTTAAGCAATTATTCAAATATAGTTCTAACTGGTGGTGGAATTAATGAATGCCTAAAAGAAGTTGAAATTGCATTATTAGCTTTAGATAAACCATATAATATCTTATCACATTTCACCTATTGAGCGTTTATAAAAACAATACAGTATGAATATTATGGTGATTAAGAATTTAAATAATACCATCTAAATCCCCCTACTGTTTTATTGTTTTTGCACCATCTTGATATAGTCGACTGATTAACCCCCTCGTTAATTGAAGCCTCTTTTGTTGATTGAAATTTTTTTATATCCTTGGTTGTTAAGTTTAACTTATATACTGGTTTACATATCGCTGCTACCGTCTTTTCTGACATTCCTGAGCTTAATTTTGTTTGCCTTATCTTTTCCTTCGTTTCATCAGAACGTTGCTTATTCTGCCAAAATTTGGGGGAATTTTCGCTTAAATACTTCTTTTCTTCATCTGTTTTTGGTTTTCCATATTTTAATGCAGCTTCTGAACCTTGTTTATGGACTCTTTTAGAAATCCATTCCTCAGATTGCTTTAAACCTTGGTGGGATTTAGACATTTTAATACGTGTTTCTTCTGCAGGAATTGAGTTTCGTCCACCAAATTCTATATTATATCCAACTGATTTATCTCTAGTATTATATTTATTAATATATAGTATTTCTTTTTCGTTTAACTCATCAATTGTTGTTGCGGTATCTATTATGGAAAATTCAAAATTTTCAAATCCATATTTTTTTATTGAATTGTTAATATAATAATTTCCATCGCCTCTTTCATATTCATGAATTCGTTGCTGTAATGACCTAATAGTCTGACCAATATATAATTTATTATTGATTTTATTTTTTATTAGGTATATAGTACCGACTATTTCATAATCTCTTTTAGGATACGGTAATAATAAATGTTTTATTTTTTCTTTATTATTTTTTTTTTCTGTAGTACTACCTATAAAATAAAAATATCTTTTCTTTCTTTTTTGTGGTACAAAAATGGCATCAGGATATACTTTAAGTATTTCATCTTTTTTCATAGTACCTAATTTATTTCTCACCCAGCGAGAAAATCTTAATTTACCATCAATAATTACACCAAACCTAGTTGCCATAGTGTTTTTATTGTAATTTCCAGACATTAGCCCAACATATGACCAGTTTAGTGATTGATATATAGTTCCAATTTCGCCTGCTTCAGAATCTACGGTTGCTGTTATTATTCTATATTGTGTGTTATTTTTTATCCAGGTACATGCTTTACTAATAAAATATGATGCTGTATTTTTTGGTGTCCACCATAAACAAACACCTCTACTTAATAATAGAATTTTATTTGTGTAATTATATTTATCCCAAACACCAGTGTTTTCACTGTATTCATTACCAAAAACCAAAACACCACCTAAATGGGACTCATTATTAATATTAAAATATATTCCAAAAAAATATTTATTTGCAAAGGGTATAGAATGAAGCCACTCATACTCTATAATTATTTTTTCAGCAACTGGTTTAGTGATTAATTTAATTTCCGCATTTTTTAGTTTTACATCGTTTAAATTAAAATTAACTGATTCAGTTTTTTCTTTTTCTTTTCTAATTAAATATTGATAAGCTGTATTCATTTTATATGTTGTTTAATTATTAATTCGTATTTTACCTTACCACAATCCCATATTCTATCAAATCCTAATTCCTGCATCATTTGCCATTCAGTTTTACTTTTATCATAAACTTCAGGATATCTCTTTTTTATTGAATTTTTTCCATATGAGAATTTATGAAACCTTTTAAGTCTGTTAATTGATTGATTAAAATAATAATAATCGGGATACCCAATGTTAACACATTTAAATCCAAGTTTTATATAAAAATTGTTTTGTATTTCGGGTGTCCATCTTCTATCAGCATAGCTAATTATTTTTTCTGGTGAATATTTTTTTATAAAATAACTTAATAATTTACCACCAATACCTACAACATGATAATTAATATCACATGCAAATCTATTTAAATCATATATATTATCATTATGTTTTTTTTGCTTATTCATGTTTCTATTATTATTAAATGTCATAACAGCACATAGGTTATTGTTGTAAAATGCACCAATATTAATGATTGATTTATCATCACCTTGAATGTGATTAGTATTTAAAAATGTTGACTTTTCTGTTGAATTTATTTCTTTTATAATACATTTTCTAGCATATATTTTATTTTGCGATTTATTAAATATATTTAATAGTTTAGATTTAACTATATTTTTTTTTAATTCCCATTCATCTTCTTGTATATGATATAAACGTATATTATTATTTGCAGCAATTTTTGTTTTATTTATATGGTAATTTTTATCTTTTTTTCCATATAGCTCAGAGTGATATAAATTTCCATTATATTCAATACCAATCTTATTATCAACAGATAGTAAATCGATTTCAATGCCATTAGTATATTTTCTAGTTGATTGTAATATGTTAATACCATTATTCGTTAAAAAATCTTTTATTTCATTTTCAGCTTTAGATGTTTTAGATGTTATGGATGATTTATTTAACTCAGTGGTTGATTTACTTAATTTGTTATGTGTATTATTAGATACAACATTTTCAGAATATTTAAGTTTATATTCAAATACGGTAATATTATGTTTTTTTAAATGTTTATCATTTATAATATTAAATTTTTTATTACAAATATGACATATAACACCATCAGACGGTTCATTTTTTTCTTTAAAATAATTTGTATCTTCTGAATGATTTTTTAGGTGTTGTTTTACAGTTAAATTGTGTATAGATTCTAAATGTTTTTTATATGCACCAGAATGATTTTTAATATCAGTTGTACTCCAATCACAATAATGACAATGTTTTAACTCTTCTTTTACTTTATAGATAAAAGTAAAGTATTCATCATACCAAAATTTTCCAGTTAATTGTTGAAGTGATTTTCTTTTAAATTGTGACGGTAGTTTAATATTATATGTTGAAATTAAATGTTTAGTTATTGAGCCAGAAATATTACAATAATCAATAAATTCTTTATTTGTTTTTTTACATTTTGCATATATATCATATCCTTCTTTTGGGGGATAATTAATTTGTAGCATATAATCTTGATTAAATGATTTTATGGTTTGGTATATAAAACTAAATGAATGGTTATACTCTTTTTGTAGTTTTCTTATAGATATACCATTATTATATTTATTAATAATATTGTTAATTTCTTCTTGAGTAATATTAATTTTTTTCATATAGAGAGTTTAATTTAACTATAAATACGTATAAAATCTTAAAATGTTACAAAAATAATAAAAAAAAGAGTTACATTTCTGTAACTCTTTCATTTTTAGATTAGTAAACCACTACTATTGTAGGTCACCAATACCGAAGGTTTGTAAACCATCACAGAAAATTCTACCATAATAACGGTTAAGAACCATTTTCTTTGCGTATCTTGTCATAATACCTCTAATTGGTGTAAAATCGTATGGATTATACATCACAGGTGTTAACTGCATTGGCACGTATGGCGCATATATGTAACCGGTCTCAAGGATACTTGTACCTTTATGTCCGATAAGAATAGTGTTAGCAGGAGCATATGGGTCTCTGTAAACTAAATATCTTCCACTTAATGTACCGATTTTTTCAATACCCATGTTATATTTATCTTGTTCAGGAGCAGCATTACTTACATGGAAGTATTCAAGGTCATCAAGAACAGCAGAAACTTCAGGAGAAACTACAATCCAAGAAGCAGAACCTCTAAGAGTTGATTTATGAATTTGAGCTGAAATTTGGTTAATTTTAGTGATAAGAGTTTGATTCCAGTCTTTTTGAACACCATGATAAGTGGTAGTCATTCTTCTTAAACCGTTATAGTCCCAACGAGCAGTCCAAGCAGCACCTCTACGTAAATCTCTTAAGATTTCTCTATCGATTTCAGCAGCCATTTGTTCAGATAATAAAGCTGTTAATTCAGCTTCAGCATCAATATTATGGAATGCACTAACGTCTTGTGCTAATTCAGGAGTCCACATAGCTCTCATTTTACGAGGTTCAACAGAAACTGTAACTTGGTCTAATTGGAATGTAACTTCAGCCATTCTAGAATCTTCTTCTAAGTCGCTATAACTTCTATATTCATAGTAGAATGTAGGGGTTGTTGAAGCTGATAATGCTTTATAGCCATCAGTTCCAGGATATTGAAGGTCAATAGTAATAATAACTTTACCTTCAGTGTTAACGATACCTTGTCCGTATTTTTGTACTTTTACATTATAAGGAATTGCTTCACCAGCAAGGATATTACTTTCAGTAAAACCAGCAGGGGCTACGAAGTTAGCGTTAGAATAGATTTTTAATCCTGCTAAGAATGATTCAGTATCCATTTGAACACCAGTTGGGCCAACTAATTTACCTGAATCAGAAGTTAAGAAACCACTAATTGTAGCAGTAACGAATTTGTCACCATCAGTATAGCTTACGTTAGTTGTTGCACCAGTACTAAGTGTGATATCACCTTTAGAACGGTCGAATAATGAAGTTCCTTCATTAGCATATTCAGTTGCATACCAAGCATCATATAATGACATAGTATCAAATGCAGTTTTTGAAGTAGAAGCTTTATCAGCTGCATTGCTATAAGCACCATTAGGTGAAGTGTGGTCATAACCAGAAACATTAGTATGTGTACCATCTTGAACACGAACAGATGCTTTAGGATTAATGAAGTATAATTTACCGATAGGTAAGTTTAATGCTTGTACAGATACAATATCATTTGCTAATAATTTAGCGAATACTCTACGGATTACAGGGAATGCAACTGTTTCAAATTGCCCACTGTTAGATGAATCAGAAGATTCATTAAGCATGTAAGATAACTGGTTTTCATATAATTGAGCACAGTTTTCTTTAGTGTTTCCATCAAGACCTTCAAGCAAACCAATTTTTTCCCAACGGTTTGTAGTCATTTCTCTTTGTTCTCTTAGTTGTTTTAAGCCGATGTTACCAACTTCGGCACTTTCCATTAAAAAACTCATTTTTAAATTTTTTTATTTTTTATTAATTATTTTTTTACCTCTTTTTATTTATTTTCGTTATATTCGATTAAACGTTTCATTCTTTGAATGTTTTTATCTTTCGAATATACGGTTGTTTCTATTGCTTCGTTAACCAATTCACTAGATGAAGGTTGTATTGAGGTGGATACCAACTTTTCAACTGATTCAGTGATTGATTTTTTTGTTTCAGTAATTTCACGAACTAGAGTGTTGTATTTTTCTCTAGATTCATCGATTGTGTTTACTTTTTTGAATTCGTTAATAACTCTAACTTTATCTTGTTGTGTTAAATTTAATGATTCATTTACAAGAATACTATTAACATTAGCTAAATTAGTATTGAAAATTGCCATTTCTTTTAATTGATTACGATATTTGTTTAGAGTATCACGAAAGCCTTCCATAATTTTAACATTAGCTTCTTTTTCTTTTTTAGTTTCGTTTAGTTTTTTTGTAAGTTTTTTATTTTCTTCCATTAAACCATTAAGCTTTTTGTTTTCATTAGTGAAAGATGGTCTTCTTCTTTCTACTGCAGCAGGACTACTTGCATAGTCAGCACCAGGAATGTGAGCTGTTGAAATTTTATTAGTTGCATGAGACACACCTAAACTTTCTTCTACTGGTTCATCTTGTTGATTGAAATAGTTATCAATATCATTATCAGTTATAGGTTCATCGTTTTCTTCCATAGGTTGTTCATTTTGAGGTGGACAAGTATCGTATCTTGGTTCAGGAGTTGTTTCGTCACCGATTCCCCCTAAAATTTCGTTTAACTGGTCTCTCATTGCAGTTAATTGTGCATATGGGTCACCCCCTTGTTTAGTAGGTTTTCCGAAGTTACCAGGGCGTGGTAGACCATTCATTCCTTGGATAGTTTCTTCGATTCCACTAATTTCTCCTTCAATATCATCAAAAGAGAAAGTATCATCAGGTTGTTCTTCGTCATCACTTTCAGGCTCATCATCAATATTAAATTCTGATAAATCGAATGATTCTTCGATTTTAGGTGATTTTTTACCTTTTACTGTAAAAGGGTCAGGTTTTCCAACTGTATCTTGAATAGTTACAGTTTCATCAACTTTTTTGTTTTTTTTATTGAATGGGTCTCCATCGCCTACAGTATCTTGAATAGTTACTGTTTCATCCACAGGAATATCTGTTTCATCTACTTCATTTACTGCTTTTGGTTTTTGGTTAAAAGGAGCAGTATCACCAATTTTGTGGTTAACCTTTACGGTTTCTTGTTTTTTTACGTTGTTGTTCATATCAGAATTGTTGTTATTATTGGTATCATCTGAATCATCAGATTCTTGTGCGTTGTCGATTGAATCGGACTCTTTCGCTTTATTTTTATTTTTAAAGATTTCTTCATTTAATAAACTATTAAATTTTTCAGAATATTCTTCAGCTAATTTTTGTTTTGCAACTTCTTGTGCTGATTCCATTATATTTTGATAATCAGTAATAGCGTCTGTTATAATTTTTGATTTTTTTTCGTCTTTCATATATTATTTTAGTAAAAAAATAAATTTATAATTTTATATAAATACATACTTTATTTAAAAAAGTATTAATTTTCAGTAATTTTTGTTATTATAGTAGAAAATTTTGAGTTGCAGTTAATAATTTTGAGTTATTTTCTTTAATTAGGACACCATTTTGGTTAATATAATTTTCATTATTAATACTAATTCCGTTATTATCTGGAAATAAATATGCTCCAGGTGTACTAGGAGATGAGACTAGGTCAAAACCAATTAATTCAAAATCTGCTTGAACTAGATTTTCACCATTAATTGTTTTTAAACTACCAACTCCTCTAGAAGAGATACCAATTCTAATTTTATTTTCCAAATAAAAGGCGATTTTATCACCAATTACTGAAGCGACACCATAGTTAATATAACCTCTAGTAACTAAAATTTTTAATTGACCGTATAAAACATTTTCATATTCACCTTTACCCCACCACATTTTTGTTATTAAATGAGAAATGTTATTTAATGATATTACAGAACTTTCAGGGTGGTCTGCTTCACTTACAGATGAGTTTGTGTTGATAAGTTCTTGATATAATTCTACTTGTGGTACTAAAACACTTTTAGGATAAATCCTCCCATTTTTGTTTTTCACGCCCCATTTTTGTAAAATACAATTTACCAAAAGAGGTTCGTTTGGTGTTAGTTTAACACCTTCGTTAATCATAGTAGGGTTTAAATCAATGCCAATCCAACCAGCATCTCTTTCTAATAGTATTCCGTATCCTTCTTCTCCTTTTTCTAGTATTTTGCTCATAAATTGTTTTTTATATAAATAAATACATTTTAATTAATTAATTGGTGGTTTTATTATTTTTTATTTGATTAATAAAAATATAAGTTTCTAATTTAGAGATAATATTATCAATTGATGAATTAATCTCCAATAATTTTTTTAACTTGTTTGTCATTTTATTTTTTTTATTAATACTATAATATCATCTAATTTTTTTATAATTTTATCAGATTCTACTTTATTAATTTTTTCGCTTAAATCTAATAGATTTGATACGCCTGATAATACTTTTAACGTTTCTTTTTCTGATTCGGCCCACATTCGATTTTTGTCGTCTTCACGTTTAAGCATTTCAAGTCTAATATTTTCCATTTTATTTTCGTGTAGTGTATTAAGTTCATTAATTTTATTTTCTGAATCTTGTTTTAATATTGTGATATTTTTTATATGTTTATTAAAATTTCTAATAGTTATAAATATTGATATAATCATTGAAATAATAAACAAATAAAAGAATAAATTATTATACCATGGTAATAATTGGGTTAATGTAGCGGAAATTAATATCATAAAAAAATAATTTACTTATAAATAGTGAAAAATCTAATAATTTCTAATAGATTTATAAATTTTTTAATTATTGTATTTATAAATAAAAAATAGATGTCGTTAATTCAAGCAGACCCAAATAGCGTTAATATTGTAAATGGTGTATATAATGGAATGCCAACATATGAGAATATGTATATTGATGTTAGTTTAACAGCACAAAATAAAAATAGAAGTGTAATTATCACTAATAATAGTGAAGTTACTAAAATTGAAAATAGTAAATCTACAAATTCGGTTAATTTTCTTGGATTTAATCAAAATACTAATGATTATACTAACAAATATTTTACGACTAATTATTATGATGGTAGTACAGGTAATAATATTCAATATGAATCATTTGGTATTGAAAGTATAAAAATTACGGTAAATTCGTCATATATACCACAAGTTAATATAAAATTTGTTGATGTAAGGGGATTATCATTTTTTAATCAAGAAAATTCACCATATAGATTATTATTTGACTTTCCACCACCAATTTTTAATTTAAGAGTTAAGGGATTTTACGGAAAAACGATTGAATATTTATTACATTTAGTTAAATATAACACTGAATTTAAATCAGAAAATGGTAATTTTTATATTGATGCAGATTTTGTTGCAGTAACGTTTGCACCATTATCTGATGTGTTATTTAGATATGTTGTAAATACTGGTATGCTATTGAGTGGTGGAACTGTTTCATTAGCCAGTAATGGCAAACCTATGCCAAAAAACACATACGAATTAATAACTAGAACAAAAGAGTTATATAGTAAAGTAGAAAATGATATTAAATATAGAACCGAATTTTCTGAATTTGATTCATTAAAAAATGATGTTGAAAAAATTAATGCTTGTATTAAATATATTAATGACGAATGGTTAAATAAAGATAACACGTCAATTAGCGCACCAATTCTCTTTTTTGGTGATTCTGTAACTGCTTCTAATGTTGGAATATATAATTTATATAATGAAATACCTAAAGGTAATTATAATGTAGTTCAAAATTTAATTGATTTAAAAGTTGGAGGAGATTTGTCAGTACAAAATAAAGATGTATATATTGGGTATAAGAAAAATGTATCAAATAGTAACACAATTGATTTTTTAAAATCAGGATTAGATAATTCAGAATATTTTGATTATTTGAATAAATTTATAATTTCGTTAAATAATTTGTATTCATCTAATGTTACTTTAATAACAGATGATATGACATTTGTAAGCAATTTATTATTAACTGAGGAAAATTTTAATATGATTTGTATAAAATTAACTCCATTGTTAATTGAATTAAATAAGCAATTAGTTAGCAAAAACAATAGGAGGACTGTGTTGAGTGATAAAGTAAATGAAATTGTAAACGATGCGGTTTCTGATACATTAAATATGAAACCAACAATTTATAATATATTTAGTGTTATTTTAAATGATGTTGATACTTTTTTTAAAACGTTAAAAGATGTATCGTTTGAGGCAGAAAATAATCATCATAATTTACCGCAGTATAAAAGCATTATTCTTAATTCGAAAGCTTCATATGAGGATGATTCATATATATATGCATTTCCAAGCATTATTGATGAACAATATAATGGAAACACAACACAGCAGATATTAGTTTCGCCTAAAAAAATAAGTGATAAGATGGATAAACATTTTCCTGAAATGGATTTTATTGATAAATTTTTAAACACATTTGCTAATCAAGCAGTTGATGAAGAGAATTTAATGGATAGGGTTAATAGCGATGGAAGTTATGTTTGGATTCCAAATACTGCTTTAAATTCTAACATGTTTAGCGTTGAAACTGCGTATAGTTCAATAAATCCATATACTGGTAAATTTGAAGAAAAAAATATTATTAATGCGTTACTTAATCGATTTTATGTGATATCACAATATACACATTATTCAGTTTTTTGGAATGATGATGTGTATGCCAAAACATATGGAGAAGCAGAAGCAATAAATTTAGCTATGGCAATAAATAGCATTGAATGTATTGATTTATTAAAAAAATTGTTTGAAAATTATAATCGAGATAATTTAACATCGTTTTATACAAATGTTCTATCAAAAGCAGATAATTATACTACAATTAATAACAGTACTGTAATGCCAAATGGTTATGATTATGATAATGATAGTAATAATAATAGTAGTGAAACAATTGCTATAAGCAAAGATAGTAATTATTATATTGGGTGTGTTATTATAGATGGTAAATTAAACGAGGTTATTCCAACTAGTGGGCCAATAAAAACGTTTTATGATAATTTTAAACCATTGTGGATTGATTTTTTTAATAAGGATAGTTTGGGTGTAATTGACTATAATCTTCTTTATTTTAAAGATAATGGTGATGATATTCAAAAAACAAATTTTTATTCTGGGGTTAATAAAAACGATTATCATTATTATCCTGCAGTGTTTAGTGATTTATTTTATAATAAAAAGGATATATTGACAAGATATACTGAAAAATATAAAAAAATATTAACATTTTTAAATAATAATAGTGTAAATGCTGAAGTAAAAGCAATGTATGTCTTAGCTATGTGTAGTAGATATATTGTACAGCCTGATGAAATGCTTATTAATGCAGGAATTTATGAAGTACCATTTTTTTATTTATCTTTAATTGGGGCGATACTTAACGATATTAATAAGAGTATATATAACCAAGTTCTTGCTTTTTTTAATAATTTAGGTGATGAAGATGAATGCGTTTTAGCTGCTAATAATTTTACAAATTTTGCAAATATATGTGATAGAGTTAAATCGGTACATGATGTTGAAAAATTTAAAGATGAATATCGTTTATTTCTTGATATGTTTAATAATTCATTACTTTCTCAGTATATTAATATGATTACTGAATATATTACGAATGATAAATTTAGTTTTTTTGATTCATTAAAAAGTGGTGGCAAATATTATCCATATATAACAGCTACGATAATGGCAAGAAAAAATTTGGTTTTAACAAATAACATGATGTTTAGAACTGAATCTCCTAGTAAATTTTTATCGATACAGGACTTAAATAAACGAACTGACAAAGAGCATTATAGAAAAAATACTAATATTTTTTTTGAATCATTTTTAACTATGATAAAAACACAACTAGATGCTAGAAAGGGTGAATTTAGTGAAAAAGAAAGAAAAGTTAAAGCAATGATTAATGATGATGATATTATTAATCAAACATATTTCTCGTTTAAGAAAATTAATGATAAGTGGTTAGCTAATCCTGATTCTAATTCAAGTGTATATCCATTTAATGGAGAAAATAAATTAATAGATTCTTTTATTTTTGTTGATAGAGCTATGAATCCGATTGGTGATACTGTTATAAATCCTGAGCCGTTAATTGATTTATTTAATGACCCGAATGCTACATTATTAACAGTTATATCACAATTATTATCAAGTAATTATTTTGAATTTTTTCCATTGCAGAATTTCATGATTGGTAATGATAATTTTTTAGAGGAAGCGTTTAAAATGGATGTTAGTGGTTATGTCAGCACTAAACCTTGTTTTGTATGTATGTATATTGGTGGGTATTCACAGTATGATTCAATACAAAAAGGAAATGGATTTAATAGTGATGGTATTAGTTCTCTTGACGAATTAAGTTCATTACCTGACTTTCAGGGTGAAAATAATATTAGTGATGTAAATCATGAAATATATAAAAAAACTAAGGCATTTAAAGTTAATTTTGGCACAGAAAATCAATCAATGTTTAATGATATTAAAGTTGATAGCAAAGAGTTTCCTGAAACCAATGAAGCAATACAAATATTATCACGATTAGCTGGTGATGAGTCTAAAACAAGTCCAATACCTAAAGGCCAAAATTTATATAATTTATATGAAAATAGAGCATATTCTGCAACAATTTCTGGGCTTGGTAATGCAATGATTCAACCAACACAATATTTTGAAATCAATAATGTTCCATTGTTTTATGGTGTTTATTTAATATTGGGTGTTGAGCATAGTATAACTAATAATTTTATGAAAACTAGCTTTACTGGAACAAAGGTTGCAAAATATCCCAAAAAGCGTGTAACTGACGCATGTACGTTTGTACAATATGATGGTAAAATTGGACAAGCATTAGCATATAATAGTGGCGATATTACCGCTGCACCGAATTATAATTTATCCAGTGTTTTTAAAAAAGCAGATTTTGGTACTGTTGTTTTTGATGAAGGTAATAGTTTTAGAAGTAGTAAAAGACCACAGCACCAAGGTATTGATTTATCAACAAAAAGTAAAATCATTGACGTTTTAGCCGCACATGATGGTATATTAACTGTTCGTGTAAGTAATTCTTTTGGAAAATATGTTGAAATTGAAAATGATAACATTAACGTTAAGGGTAAATTTACTACAAGATATGCACATTTAAGTGCATATGCCATCGATTCTAAAACAAATAAAGAATATGAGGTAGGCTATAAATACCCTGTAAAAGCTGGTAATGTGATTGGTAAGGTTGGTAATACTGGTGATAGTGATGGAATACATTTACATTTAGAACTAATTGTTGATGGTAAAGTTTATAATCCTCAGCCATCATTAAGTTCATCTATGCATGAGATATTTGATAAATAAAATAAGCTCTTAAAATTAAGAGCTTATTTCACTAATTAAATCATATATTTTTATTATATCCTCGTTTATCGTGTTAATTTCTGGTTTATGAGTGTTTAATCTATTGATTGACTTATCAACGTATTCTTTTGTTGTTGAAGAAATATCGTCCGTTATTGATTCATTTAATAATTCCAATGCTTTTAATTTATAAGTTTCGTATATTTCAAGTTTTTTTGAATAATTATTTCCTGATAATGTTTTAATTAGATTTAAATCCCCCTCGTTAAGAGTATTATATTTTTCGTTAAATTTATTTATTGCGATTTCAATAATTGTTTCGTTTAATGTTTGATTTGAATTGGTATCAATTTCAGTATATGGCTCTTTTTTTGATTTAATGTGATTAATAATAGTTGTTTGTGCTTCAAAGAGGTTATTAACGTTTTTATCTTCATAATCGGTTAAAGATTCTCTAATAATTGTAATAAGAGCGTTATATAAAGAATTCTCATTAATTAATGTGTTATCTGATTCAAATAATTTAGAATCAGCAACAATTGTATCCAATCTTGAATGCTCATTATCAAATTCATTTAATGTATATATTTCAAATAATTTAATATTTTCGTCTAAATAACGCATTGCCAACACAGTGTCGTCAATTGTTTTATTTTTCAAGTTATTATATACCTTTTGTTCGTTTAGTAATATTTGAGAGTTACTGATGAAGTTTTTATATTTTTGAAATACATTGTAATCTGATTCGCTTAAATTGGAATCGTTTTTTATTACGTTTTCTAATAAAATTTTGTTTAGTGTTTCTACATTCATAAAATAATTGTTTTTATAATAAATACTGATGTTAATCAATATTGATTTCATTTATATCAATATCATCTTGTTCTGCAATATTATTAGTTTCTTTTAATAGGTTAAACGTAATATTATTAATTTTTTCGTTTTCTAAAATAATATCAGTAGCAGCTGCAATAGTTGATATGTTATTTTCTTTTATATTAAGGCCTACTAATTTATGTATATAATTAGTAAATTGTTCTGATATTGGTGGTAATTCGTTTCCTCCTGTTGGAGCAGAAGGTGCACCACCATTAGCAGGTGGGGTTGGAGCTCCGCCCATTGCGTCACCACCCATTGGTGGTTCATTCATTGGCCCTCCGCCTGGTGAGAATGCAGGCATTTCACCACCTTGTGTAGTTTCACCAGAGGCTGCACCAATTAAGGCGGTTTCGTTTCCAAATTTTTTATCAATATCGGCAAACAATCCGCTTTTTTTAATTAAAACAGGTGCATCTGCTAGTTCTTGCATTACAACCTTTTCCATTTTTTGTTGTTTTAAATCTTCAACGATATCAACATCGCTCATGTTGAAAACTAATCTTTTAGCTCTAGTATGGGACATTGCAGCAATTCCGTTTTCACCTCTAGTTAATTCTGTATATGTTTGTGCTTGTTCACGTAGTAGTTCAGATTTAAGTAAATCATGTTGAATTGATGGGTTGGTTAATGTTAATTGAAAATCACGAATATCTGATTCGCTAAATCCTAATAACATTAAATGAATTATAGCCATTTTATTTAATTCTTCAATCATTGCTTGTTGTAATCTAATAACTTTTTTTGCAAATCTTACATCGAATTGTGCCATATTTTTACCAGCACCTGATGCATCTTGAAAACTTAAAAATGGCTTTGGAATACCTAATCCAATAAATAGATTATCTCTTAAATATTCGATATCATGTATTGCATCTAATGTTGAAGAACCTTGTAATGTATCTATACCAGTTAACGAATTTCCATTACGAAGTGGTAGGAAATAATCTTCGTCATTTCCAAGTATATTGAATCTATAATCGATTTGACCATCATTAGGGGCTACCTGTGGTGTTCTTTTAAATTTGGTGGCTACTTTATACATATACTCTTCAACATCCTCCTCATCGATATTTCCAACATCAATTTTAAACACTCTTTTATCACCAGCTCTTAATAAACGATTAGTTAACATTGAATCCTCTGCCATGCAGAGCTGCCTAAATACCCTACGTACTTTATTTAAAATGGACGACCCGTAAGGTATAAACTTATCATCACCAAGTAATCTAAAGTGTGCAACCTCGAATATGTTAAATTCGCTCCCAGTTAATCTATCTTTAAATTTGGTTGTTGGTTTACCGTTTTCAATTCTTTCAATTCTTTCAATCTCATAATTTACCATTTGTTTAACATGTGTGATACCTTGTTTACGTTCCCCGTATATTAAACAAAAATTATCACCATATTTAGCGAGGTTTCTTGTCCAAAACGGTAAATTTACATTAATTTTAATAGTATTATAAAATAAGTCTTCTAATGCTACTTTAATTCTTTCGTTATTAGAATATATATTTAACATTTTACCATTACTACCAATAGTAGTAGCTTCTTCCATAAACAAATCTAAAGCGCTTGAAATTAATGGAAAAAATTCCATTCCTTCGTAATCCATATAAGCAGGTAGTCTTGCTGCTTCATATTGAAGTGCTTTTTGGTAACTTCTATCAGTTGTTTTATTAAATTTAGATAATAAATCCTGTTTTTGTTGTAATTCAAGTCCTTTTTGACGAATTTCTTCAGGAGTGTTACCTTTAATAATTATTTTTTGTGGTTGTTGTGGCTGTTGAATTGCAGTACCGTTAATTGTATTATCTATACCATAAAAATAACTATTTAATTGTTGATATATTGTTCCTTTATTATTAGATTCCATAATTTTATAATTTTTTATATTTTTTTATAAATACTAAAATAATTAGTATTTTCTATATAAATAGTAAATTTATTTATTTTTTCTTATCTAATCCTTTAAACAACCAATTATGAACAACATAAGGATTCATGCTAGAATTGAATGAGTTATTAACTGGCGGCTTGAATTTTGGTTTAGTTTGAATAGTGCTTTCATTTATTGAATTATTGGTTAAAAGAGCATTTAACATTTTTTCAGTCATTGATTTACTTTGTTTAAATTTAGCCATATCAAAATTTATCACAAATAACCCGATAGATAATCCCATAATAGAATCGTCATGAAAACTTCGTTTATGGTCAGCAACTCTAGTACCTGGAACAGTAACGAAAGTTTTTAATTCGTCGTATAGTCTTGATGAATGAATTAAAATATCCTCCATGTGTATAGCACGTTGTAATTCCAACACAACAGATGCTCTATTATTACCAATAAAAAAACCAGGTATTAAATCAACGTTAACAATAGACCCATCAGTCATTACTTTTTGTCCTTGTTTAACATATCCCTGTAATCTATCTCTAGATGGCTTATGAGATACCTCTGCATAATGAATAGATGCATAGCCAATCTCGATTAATTTTTCAACGGCTTGCGCCCCATATCCCCCTGTAATATCAACAACAGTATATGCATCATTATACCTTTTACCATATTGATATGCGATTTCTGCAAGTACCTGTGGAGTTACTTTTCCATAGTATTCAGCAACTTGTTCAACTTTATGTCTTTTTAATTTAACTTTTTTTGAAATACCGTTTTTTATGATGATTTTTTCCTCAATTAATTCATTGTTTTTTAATATATTAATGGTTGAATTATCTTCACCATGTCCAGGGGATGCATCTATTGTCATAACATAAGTTTCCTCAGGTATCGCATCTTCCCATATCCACATATTTAAATCTAGATATTCTTTACGAATCGGCTCTTTAACCTCTTCTTCATCTATTCTTTTTAAATATTGTTCTGCAATAAAGTTATCGCCAGAACCAAGAAAACTGCATAATAATTCTTGGGCTATCTTTTTCATATCGCCGTTTGCATCAGCAATTTGACGTTCAAACCAGGGGGATGATGCTTCCCATCCATCGTTCATTAATTTAATTCTTTCTTCTTTGGACCATCCCTTATCTTCTAGTCGAATTTCGTTTTTATTACCTTTATTTTTTAACCATGATAATCCTTGATTATATCTAGGGTCGTTAAACCACCATAACTCAACTGCTTTAAAATTGTTTGATTTTTCTACTGCCCCTTTATAATGTGGATAGAAAACTGAATCGTAACCGCTTGGCGTTGAGACCATTATAACTCCACCACCAGTACCTAAAGTAGGTTTAGCTGCGGTCCAAAACTTATCTCCTTTATCGGTCCAAGCGGTTTCATCCCAAAAAATAAGAGTTGGTGTCATACCTCTTAATCCCCCTTGAGCTGAGAAAGCACCTAATCTAGAGTCGTTATCGTATATTTTAAGAATTTGAGTATCTTTATATTTGCTATTATTAGATGTTTCACGACCTACTTTAGGTCTTAACCAATCAGGACAATCAGATATGAATGAGACAACATCACTCATAATTTCATCACGTGCAGTTCCTAATTTGTTAGCAACAATGGCAACTTGTCTATTAGAATTAAACATAACATACCATGCAATATATGCACATGTTGTTGTTGATATACCTGCTTGTCTATATTTATTAGCAATTACATATAAAGAGTTTCTATATGTGTGTATTAGTTCTTTTTGAAAATCAAATAATTTAAAAGGGACGATTAAACCAGCAGTACCTTGTGTTTGGTCAAAAATTGTTAAGTAAGTTTGAATAAAATATATTGGGTCAGTTGTACATTTAATTATTTCTTGATTTCGTTCTAGTTGAGTTAAGTCTGATGCTTTTTTTACAGTACCATCAGATGTAACAATAATTGGTTCAATTTTTGCTGATTTTTTTCTTAATTCTTCAGCAAGCTTTCTGATTTCTTCTTTTTGTTGTTCTAATTTTGTGTTTAATGGTATTGAAGGCATGTGGTCAGGAAACATGTCCTCGCTATCAAATTTAGAATTTAAATCATTTATGTTATCTTTATTCATATTCTTCTTCGAATGTAACTGTACTTGTTTGTATAAATTTATTATTTTTTAAAATAATATCACGTTGTTTAAACATATCAATAACTTTAGTTAACGTAATACCATAATGAAATACTAATAATGGAAGTTCTTCTTTACCATCAAACATTTGTTCATATGATAAACATCCTGGTTCTTCATATGTTTCATATGCTAATGCATGAATTGTATAATATCCTTGCATGTATTCTCTATCAAACGCTTCATGTAAACAGAATAATTCAAATTCTTTGGTTTTAAGTTCAATAATTTTATCATAATATTCTTCTGATGGTGGTTCAGCAAATTCACATGCAGGGGATTTATCCCAACACCATCCTTCAATATCGATATTAGTTTCATCCTTTGAAAATATGAATTCATATAACCCATCTCCTGTAGTTGATTTACCTACTTTTTTTACATAAATTAAATGTAAATTATTGTAATCATTATCCATTTTTATATTTTTTTATAAATAGTTTGATAGAATAAAAAAAGCCGCACAAGCGGCTTCTTTTGGATTTTTATTATTTTAATTTACTTTTAAATTTATTTTTATAATTTTCAAATTGTTCGTCAATCATACTATCTAATTTTTTTAATTTATCTGACTTAGCATTTTCATTTAATTTTGGTTTTGAAATTCCAGTAATTTCGTTTAATCTTGTTCTAATATAATTACGTAATTTTTGTTCGGATTCGCTCATTTGTTTATCTTTTGCAGCGTTTTTCCACATAGCAGCAGCAGCTACTTTTTCAGGATTAGTTGCGCCACTTTTTTTTGCTGCTTTTTCAACTTTTTCAAAATCTTTACCTTTTTCTCCGAGGTCTTCACCTTTTTTAGCCTTTTTAACAATATTTGATTTTTCTTTATTAGTTAAGCCTGTAGATGGTTTTTTTGCTTCATTAACGAAGTTTTTGATTTGTCTAAGTGCTTCATTTAATTCAACATCTATTGATGTTCCATTTGCACCTGCTATTGTAACAGTAGTTGGAGCTGGATTTCTTGATGCACCAATACCCATTGATTCTGAATCTGATTTAATAAAATTATCAGTACTTGTTAAAGTATCCTCATCTGAAACTTCAGTATTAGTTGGGTCGTCAACTTCAGCTAAATTAGTTCCAATTTTACTATTTTTTATATTAATATTTCCAGAACCTCTCATTTGATTAGATAAAACTGAAATAATTTTACTTGGATTAATTGGTGATTTACCTGCTTTTTCTAATCTAGTATTTAATGCTTGTACTTGTTGTCCTAGGCTAGATGCTAATGATTCAAGTTTTTTTATTTCACCTGCAACTTCACCAGAATGATATGTTTGACTGATTTCTTTACCAATTTCTTTACCTTTATCAACAACACCTTGTCCAAATTCTTTAGCTTTATTAACAGCATTTTGTCCAAAATCTTTAGCTTTATCAACAGCACCTTGTCCAACTTCTTTTGCTTTTTGTCCTAAGGCTTTTAAACCACCAAACAATTCATCTATTTTTTGGATGTTATCATCTTCTGACCCTTCGTTCATTTGGTCAACATATGGCTGTAATTTTTTTGCATATTCATCGTGACCGTAATCGGTTTTTAATTTATTTAAAATTTCAGGGTTTACAACTTTAATAATCATTGCGATTGTATTTAATTCATCATCATCATTATCGTTAGGTTCTTCATTATTTGCAAATCCGCTAATTAAATTAGTTACACCTTCTTCATCTTCCATTAATGCATTAGCTGAATCATAACCCATTGATTCTGCATATTGTATAAATTTGCTATTACATTCGTTTACTTCTTCATCATTGCTAACAGTATCGCTTAAAGATTCAACATCTTCATCTGGTACTACTTTTAATATACGATTAGCCATATCTTTTCTATCTTCAATTTCAACATCAGGAAATTTATCTTTAAATGATGCTAAAAATGAATTAACAAAAACTTTGGTTTGTTCTGGGGTAATTTCTGCTTTTCTAATTTTATTAGTTAGTTTACCTATAGATTTTTCTATTTCTTTAAGTGGGTCATCAGTATAGTCACCAGCATTATCATCAGTATTATCATCTACATTAGTATCAATGTTATCAATATCAGGTGTTTCA